AAACAAAAACTGTTAACAAAAAGAGCGTTAAATTAAATCATACCCTTGTAGATATTCTTCTACTTCTTTTGGCATGGGCTTATATTGTATCACATTCTTGGGAAGATCCTCTGTTCTTTTTGACCTGTCCCTAAACGTATGAATCTCTACCTCAGAATTATTATCTTTTACAGTGTGACTAATTGCCCCAAAGATTGCACCACAAACAGCATCAGCTAAGTCCTTAGAGCTTTTTCTAGGATGGTCTACCCTGTTGTTTTTCATTATCTTAAGTTCTGTAAGTTCTTCAAAGAGTAATTCAATTGCTGGCATAGCCAGCCTTTCTTCATACATAAGCATTGCCATGTCTTCGTAATGCTTCTTTGCGACTGATACTGTTTCAGTTCTAATACCCACAGACTTTAGCTCGTTTTGTATGTCAAAAGACTGCCAACGGTCAAAGCTAACCATTCCAATATCAAAGCCTTGCCTGCGTAGGTTTTGAATCCACTGTTTTACTTCCGAAAGATTTACTGGGCCCTCAACTTTTGGCTCCCAATAGACAACTGCATCCACGATAACCATAGGAACAACCTGCTCATAATCTTTCATAACTTGAACTGATACCCACTTTTCTACGTGAGCAATTGCCACTGCACACTTGTCATGCTTCTGTGCAAGGTCAGCATGAACAAAGTATTTTTTATTTGGATCTGGGGTGAATGTTTCATCAAATCTTTTTGACGAATCAATCGGATTCCTGATTGTCATACAAGCTCTAACCTTTTCACGCTGCTTGAAGAATGCGTCAGATGCAAAAGTAGGAACGCAAGCAAACCTCTGCATAGCATCTCCGATATCTGTGTAGAAAGCTAACTTAAAGTCGTCAATACTTCTTGTTGGATTTACTACCCAAGTGGGTCTCTTGAGAGCAAACACCCCTGGATATTTATATGAGGTAATTGTATCCTCATCCCATTCGATATCTAACGAATTACCCTCTGCCCCTTCAGGCAAATCTGGGTTCATAATAAAGGTATGTTTTTTCTGAATACTTTCTTTTTCTGCAATTACAGAATCATATCTCTGTGAGATAAAGTCTCCAGGGAAACGTGGGAAAGATAGTAGGGCTACTTTTCCAAGGTCTGGGAATCTAGAGTCTACAGAAGCACGAAAGGCTTTATAGATATTGTCAGCAGTCTTGCCCTGATCGTTACCCCCTCCAATCTCTTGTGCAAATCCAGAGATCTCATCTAGAACTGCTAAGATAAGGTTAAGTCCCTCGTGAGACTCACGCTCAGAGTGTCCAGAGTAAACTGTGATTGCTTTATCAAACTCAATTGATTCTGCCTTTGCATAAAACTTTCCAGCGAACCATGGGGATCTTTCTATCTTTGATTTAAATCCTTTGAAGAAAACGTTCTTAGCTTGCTGAGCGTTAATCGCCACGTTAATGATATCAATCGCATCGCCACCTGGCTTTCCAAAGTATCTCGCTGGGTCCTTAAGACAAAGGAGCTTGTATACGATGTAAGAACAAGCAACAGTAGACGTAAAATCTTTACCAGATCCTTTGCCAAGCTGTAGAATAACTTCATTCTTTGTGTATTTTTTGTAATATCGGGTACCTTCTTCCTGTCCCATTAGATTAACTAAGTCTTCTAGTTTATATATCTGACTCATAGCTTCAACAATGTCATACTGAACGTCTGACAATGGAGGCTGACCCAAATAGTCTTCGCCTTCTACAAACGTTTTTGCATCTACTGGAGTCTCGTCAAAGTTACTATCTTTTAAGACTTCTAAAAATTCATCAAACATCGCTGACAATCGTAATTACCTCTTTGTCTTTTGAAACAGCAGATAGTCTACGCATAATCTCGTCTCTTATCTGTGGATGCTCTGAAGCAATGTCTTTTAGAATGTTTACCAGCACATCTTGCTTTCTTTCAATCTCTAGCATTTCTTCTGCCAGCTCTTTATTTTCTAGCAGTCCCGCTTTTTGTAGCATGTCAATTCTTCTTGCCTCAATATCAAGAACTAGCTTGATAGCAGCTGTCTTTGCACTCAGGTTTGCAGTTGTGGTAGCATCATCAATAACCTCATAGGCTTTACTGATTAGCTTATTGTAGTGTGTGTCTGCTCCAACTAAAGCTTCCTTGGCTCTTGCACGAATAGCGGCATTATCGGAAGCCATCTGCTTCCATTCATTAATATAACCAACAACCTTTTGTCTGGGGATATCAAGCTCTTTAGATATCTGGGTTGCTTCGCTACCCTTAAGGTATTCTTCTACGACCCTATTCACCTTGTCTAGGTGTTCAATTAGGTTATCTTCAGTTGACATTCTTTTTACCCCTTTTTATTGGCATTAGTTTAATTCTATCAGATCTGAACGATCTCCATCCAGAAACTACTCCTTTGCTTAATTCAAAGCAGTCTACCCACTGAACCCCAGTTTCTTTGTTAGTAACAAGACTATCAAACTTAAACTTTGAACCATACTCTCCAGCTATCTTGATGACTTCTCCAGAAACAAGGACCCTGTTGCCAATTTGCATTTCTTTTACCTTTTCAAATTTAGTCTCTTGTACTGGTGCAAGCCTTCTTTTATTCACTAGGAGATCTTTCTTTGGCAATCTTAAGAAGTATCAGGTAACCAAGCAGGTCATCAATCTCATTATCCCCTGGCCAGTCATGGCCATTCTGTATTCTTGAAAGTTTGTCATCAATACGTACCAGCAACTGCTCAACGTTATCAGACTTAGAAAATATTCTTGAAGGATGCAGGGCGGAGTCTCCGTAAGACCTATTCTTGGAAATTAGCAAATCTCTAACCTGATCTGAAACTCTTGCAATATCTTTTTCTGTTTGTGCACTCATTTTTTAGTCCTTAATCTTCCTTGATCTGGTCTGTTCGCCAGGTACCTTTCCATTTTTCATAAAGCTTGTTTACGGAAACTTGGTTCTCTCTACCATGCCTGTAGATAGTTTCAATCACCTCATGATCAATCTGAATTGGATGAGAAAACTTATCGCATTTGCTTATGTAATTTTGAGTCCAGTCAATTTCTTGCTGCACTGCTTCTAGTTTACTAGAAATTTCTGGAATGTCAAGTTGACTCAAGGTATTACGCTCATAAAGCCCTAGATATGACCCAAAGCATCTTGGCCCACACATAATGCATGAGGACCCATCTGTATCAAATAAACTCATCAAAAGATCGTTATCTCTAATAACAATGCTGTCTTGTAGAAAAATAAATCTATCTATGTTTGTATTTTCATACACCCACTTAATCTTACCAAGTTCTTGTCCGTATCCAGAAACCACAATAGCTGGAACCTTTAATGAGGATAGGCAGTCATTTACCCAGTGTGCCCTTCCTGGAGATGTGCCAATTACAATTGCTTTTTTCAATTCTTTATCCTATTTTTAATAGTTGTTGTTGAGACATGCTTTGTATAAGGAACATAAACCAAGCCAATTCCTCTAGCGTCTAGCCAGTCTTGGTCAAAGCTCATTTGGCTGTAATAATCTTTTCTTGCCCAGTCGGAGCCAATGACGATGTAGTCAGGATCTGAAAGCTGAATAGAAATTTTTGAATCAGTGCCGCCTAAGTTTGGAACTACTGCGTCTACATATTGGCAGGCTTCTAGAACTGCTTTACGTTCTTCGTATGTGCAAGCTGGGGCTTTCCCCTTATACTCAAGAATAAATTCATCGGTATTTAGGGAGACCACAACAATTCCATCCGAACCAGCTATGCTCTTGCATCTTTGCAATAGGTTTACGTGACCAGAGTGAAACAGGTCAAAGGTCCCGCCCGTGTAGACAACGCTCATCTCTTAGACCTCTTTAACTTAAACTTAGCTAAGTAAACATATATCGTTTCTACGCTGGTACCACATTCTTTTGCTATTTCCTCTGGACTCTTTTTGTCCATCCAATACCTTTTCTTAAGCCATGCTTCACTGGTGTATAATTTTGCAGCCATCTTTACAAGCCTATCTTTCCTGGGTTATTAACAGCATAGTGTCCAATTGCTATGGCATCTGCCACATCATTATCATCTATCTGTTTGTCATAGTAGGTATTTACAAACTTGATTGTTCTTTGCTTTCTGAATTCTCTCTCTATTGTCTTTAGAGTAGACGGAGCTTTGTTGGGGTTATTCTTTGCTACCTCCAGTTTTTCTGGCGTAGTAAGCTTTTTATTTCCTATAAAGTTTTGCCATGTAATAGGGCTGACGGATCCAAATCTTTTTACTCCAACAATTCTTGCTGCTCCAAGAAGACCACCCTGAACTAAGGCAAGGTCTGCAGCAGTCTTTGGGCTATTCATAAACACCGTGTGCTCTATGACGATTGCATCAATGTCAAACTTCTCAAAAAAGGCTACCGACTTTCTTGCAGCATCGCCTACTTTAGAATAGGTATCCAGTCCTTTAAAATTAATTTTACCACAGGCAACTAAAGTCTTATCGTTAAAGATGGCAAACGCTAGGTTGTTAGTGCTGGCATCAATAGCACAGATATTCTTCGGGGTATCTATTAATAGATTAAGATTTACCATTAGATAACCTTTTTATATCTTTCAGGGCAATGGATATGTCAACTGGATTAATTAGACACTTACTACAAATTTGTTCATCGTTA